ATGCTATATGTGATATTAATTGCTGCAATCGTCATATTCTGGTTGATCGCCGTGGATAGACCCGTGTTAAAAGTGAGTTTTGATGACGGCCACTTGAGCAAGGTAAAAGGGCATATACCTCCATCTTTTAAACATAACTTACAAGATATTGGCGAACATGACCCATTTACTGGTGAACTCAAAGTGTACAACCAACGCTCCGGAATGAGGTTGGTCTTTTCTAAAGAAGTACCAAAGAAAGTTCAACAACGAATTCGAAATGTTTTTCCTCATCAATGTTTCAAAGCTAATAAAGGCAAGAAACAAGCTTAGCCGACATATCAATTACTTATCTACGTTAAACGGGACGCAAAATTGTGTCCCGTTTTAGCATTTGACGCATAAAAAATTACAATCAGTCCATTTATCAAAAATGGATTTACGAATGCGATACGTTGTCACTTTATTTTTATTATTGTTACCCACAGCGTCAACATTGGCCGATGATTCAGAAACAAATCCAGTGGCTAAGAAAATTAAATCGACGCTACAAAAGAAAGTCGATAAGCAGTTCGACCAATATGATGGTTATTGCAATTTAATGATTGAAATGGAACATAAAGGAAAAGTAGCAATAGTAAAACGAGTTACTGGAAGCGGAGATACAAAAGTTTGCCGTTTTGCTCGTTCAAACTTAAAAACCGGTAAGCGATATCGTTACAAATATCCTGAAAAATATATCCGCATACATATAACAACTGGTTCGTGAACCTTCAGTTTAAAGTAAGCAAGACCGAGTTACCGCAAATCAATTGGTTTTCTATAATCCGTAGATAGAAGTAGCATGGGAATGAATTGCAGAAAAGTTTGATGGGCTTAGAATCTCTGGATTTTCAATGGTTTGTGCCGGATTTACTGTAGTGTTTACAAGCCCATTAGAACCACTACATCAGTGCGCATTATGCGACGTTATGTTGAATGATGTTTCATATCAATTACATATACACCCTTTTGATTATCAGGGTATATATGACGAACTTTCGAAAAATGAGCAAGAATTACGTTTTTCGTGAATTTGAGTGTGGTTTAAGCGTAGAAGAAGCAGCAAAACTATGTTTTAAAAGTGTGAGGATGGTCAAATTATGGGATTCAGGAAAGCCCATACCACCCGAATGTAAGCGGCTAATGAGAATGACCAAGGGGAGGGAACTAGCCACCTCGGAAGCTTGGGAAAATTTCAAAATGCATAAAGACACGCTTGAACTACCAACAGGACAATTAGTTACACCCCAAGAGATCCTTACTGGAATTGCTTTACTTGAAATTCAGTCACCTAGTGACACAGGAACACTTACAAAACTCATGAAGTATGCTAGATGTATAGCAGGAATAAAAAACAAGTAGCATATATTTGGCAAGAGGGACTCTAAATGAAAAAAACACTTGTGTTGTTATCTTTGCCTTTACTCATGCCTTTTCCAAGCCTAGCGAAGTTTGAAGGATTTACAGAGAAGAGCTATTCAAACGGACAGTACCTAAGAACACATTATACTGAAAGCAATCGCTCTCAATTTCATATTGGATGTGGAAGAGGATCTGACCAGAAAGTATTCAGCCTTGTTGGGTTTAAACATCACAGCCTTTATGACTGGAGTGGTGTTACAAATGTGAAGCTTTCAATTGACGGTGGCAAAGTAATGTCAATTAAAGGTGGGTCAAACAAGTATGACGATATGTTTTATTCAAGTGGCTCAAGTGATTTGTTGATTCAAAAAATGTTAACTGGGAAATTGTTGGAGGTAAGCGTAATCGATAATGAAAAGGAAAAAATATACTTTTCACTGGAAGGGATAGAAGAAGCGTACATAACGCTCAAAGATAAATGTAACTTACCTGAGAGCTAAATATTAAGCCGAGCAATCACTGTTCGGCTTTTTTGTATCAGAGCACAAGGTTAGTAGTGAGTGGGAATTTACCCCCGTAATACAGATTCGGGGGTTTGCTCCGCTTTTAGGTCCCTCCCGCAAAGCGGGCCCCTCCCAAAATGCTCGCAATACCGCGCACGTAATAAAAAAGGGCTCGTATAGAGCCCCATGATTAAGTTCGGTGTGGAAGTGCCAAGGTTTGGTGACCTACATGTTCCGCTTCCTCGGTCTACGCAGACTGCGCTAGCTTCGACACTGTGGCGAGCGGTCTAGATATGGACAGGCATGTTTTGCTGCAATATGTCTGACGGCTTTTCTCTTTGGCCGCACGTGAAGATCCTTTCTGTTTCTTCCCAAGTCACTCGATATACGCAGTCGCTCAACACCTCGAACTGATACCCAATCTTTACCAAGTCCAGATGATCGAAACTGAATAGCTTGTCGCGACCATCGTACACATCGATGTATATCTTGTAGAACGTCAGGTCACGGTCGAGTTCGGCAGCATACTTCAGCCGTTTGGCGTAGGCGATTTGCTTTGCGTATCCGGTGATATAGAAGTCGTAATCTTCCAAAGGCCCGAACCCTGATGCTTTCTTTTTCTTCCTCGCTTTGGTTTCTGCCGTATCTACCGTTGGCGTTCCGTCAGGCAGCTGCGCTTGTATTGGTTGTGGTGGTTTAACGGGGTCGGGCGGTTGCTCTGACTCTGGCCACCAAGCCCAGATATTGAAAACCAATCCAAGCGATAACAGCACCACCGTTCCGACGACAGGCCAACGCTTCCAGAACGGGCGAATGTCTTTTGCTTCGGCTTCCTGAACTTGCTTGTTGGATTGCGAATGACTCTTATAGAACGGGAAGTATTCCGACTTATAAAATCGGGTAGAGGTGTTCACCACTTCACCGGCACAACCATCTTGCACTTTCTTGGTGTAAGAACTGCTTGAGCCCATGGCCGTGTTCTTTGTGCATCGGTAGGTCACTTCAATCATGTCCTTAATGTCTCGATGCACTTTGCGGATGTTCTGCGTGAGCAAGATGATATCGACACCGTAGTGACGGTGTATTGAGTACCATTCTAGAATCGGCGCGGCCAAGCCTCGACTTGGCAAGCTCATGTGCGCCTCATCGACCACATAAAGTGGCCCTTGTCCTTTTTCATTACGCCATTCGTCGGAGTAGTCTTCAATCTGGCTGAAAGGGCGCGTAGTCGAGCCGAAATCCGTTAAACGACCATCCACGATTTTGATGAGTTCTCGAACGTCTTCACCAAACACCTTAACGAACCAATCAATGTTTAAGGTGATATTGGTGATGACTTTGCGGCCATCCTTAATGGCCGGAATAATGTGGTAGGCAACCGCCTCATAGGTTTTACCGCCACCTGGTCTTCCTGCTATGGCGTATATCATGAACCTAACCTCGTAAACGGGATCAATTGCAGCATCAAACGCACCGTAATGGCGGCCAGAATGATGGACAGACATTGAGGCACACCGACCGCAGCCATAACCCAAGCCACCGTAGGCGGAATACTGGTCATGTACTGGCTCATATCGACCGGAGCGAATAGGGAGAACACACCAGAGAGCAACAGATTCACCATTGCCATGATTTGCTCAACCGCCCAAAAGAACAGGTCTTTGAGCATGTTGACCAGCGAGATTAAAAGCTGATAGAGGAACACCAACAGCTTGTTAAATAAATCGACTAACCATTCCATATTAACCTCCGAAGATGATACGACGCGCCGCAAACACTGACGTCATGATGAGAACCGCACGAATAAAACCGAACACCCAATCAAAGCTGATTTGCTCTTCAAAACTGAAGTCACCGAAGAACGGCACAGGGAGCACGAAAGAAGGGCGCTTGGCACTGGATAAGTCGAGGTCACCAAACGAGCTGACAAAGTTGTCGATGGTGTTGTGTTTGAGATTGTCTAACTGACCGGACACCAAACCACCTAAGCCATCGGGATAGGCCGACTCATAAAAACCTGTACAGGTTTGAGATTCGATGCACGTACCACCCGTACCTGCGCCAGACGTATCTGTGTTGGCAATGCCGTCTAAGATGTCGGAAATGCCGGAAACATCCTCCGCGATACCATCCATTGCCCCTGCAATTTTCTCTACATCATCACCCACACCATTAATGGCATTGGTGTTCTTGTTCACGGCCGTGGTGATGTCAGCATTCGCTTGTTGGATAAGGGCCTTAGTGTTTTCGTAAATCTTGTTGTCGTTGATTTGCTGCTTTTGAATGGCTTGCGTATTGGTGACCATCGACGCATTCAATGCAATGATTTGGTTTTGAACGTCAGCACTGGCTTGATTGATGTCGATGTTCATATCATTTAGCGCCTTGTTGACATCCGAGTTCAAGCCTTTAATCGCATTCAATACTGCCATGTCTGTTGAATCATCAGTATCAGGGTCTTCAACATCCGGCTTTTTCTCAGTATCCGGTGGATTCACCGTATTGGTTGAGCCATCAGGTAATACGCTAGGGTCTTCGATGTCGCCTGTTGGGTCGTCAGGGTCATGAATTGGGTCATCAGGAATAATAGGAGTGTCAGGGCCATCTTTACCCCAGAAGAGTGTGCCACCTTCACATTGATTGCCCGTGAACTGGAAGTTACCGTGACATAATGTGTTTTGAGTCCATTGACCAGACTCTACATCCGTACAAAGCGTAGTATCACTGGGAACGCGTCCTAGTTCGCAACGGGTTGCCCCAAAGTCGCCATAGCATGCCCCAGTAACTTGTTCACCATAGACGTACGCAACCCATTGAAGCAGCTTGGTTTCATCAATGGATTTTTTGAACTGGCAAGCGTCCATACAGGTGCCGTCAGGGTTTTTGCCATATTCACAAACTGATTTGCAACGTAAGGTTGAAGGGTCAAATTCGCTATTTTCTGGACAACGAACCTCCTCATAAGCAAGACCGAGCCCATTATCACAAACCGTTTGATAGGGATAGCGAGCATCAGAATAGGGTGTCTTCTCAAATGTGCATGTGTCGAAATACCCAGTATCCAAAAAACAAGTATTCACCTTGTAAGGGTCAACCCAATCACCTTGAGAGCCACACCCCCTCATTTGCATATAACCAATACGAGCTTCTAAAGCATACGTATGACTACTAGCACATAGAATAACAAGGGCAATAAAAAAACGGAGATAGTGATTCATTGTATAAAACCAATAAAAAAGGGAGCCGAAGCCCCCTTATCCTCTAAAGTTTTGGCTGGCCACGTATCCGGCAATGCCACCCAAAAGCACAAAGACGATGAGTTGGACATCGTGGAGAACGGCCAACATAAACTTAAGCCTTGTTCACAGCACGCTTAGCAAGAGTGATGGATTTGTAAGCCATAGTAATGCCGACAATCACCAGACCTGCCGCGCCGATTTTGGTTGCCACACCAGATAAGTCGATAGCGGAGAACGGGTCAGCCGCACCACCTTCCGCCGCCATAGCAGGGACAGAAAGCACCGCAACAGTGACGGTGGCCGCCGCTTGTTTACCGAACTTTTTAAGCGCGTTTAGACGTTTCATAACAGATTCCTCAAAGTAGTTTTATTAAACGTATTGCCATCTTGATGGCGTAAGTTGAGAGATAGCCGCCAACGAACACCAAGGTAAAACCCAAGCCGAACGCTTGAGATATCTCTCCTGGAGTCAGCTGTGTGTAGCTCATTAACGTGTCATATTCTTGAGCCGTCACCATGACATAACCACTGCATGAAGCCGCTTCAACGTCAGGAACGACAGCGAGAAAACCGTCCGCGTTAGGTAGAGCACACACAGGCATAACGAAATTCCTTATTTAGCCTTTAGCGAGGCTTCAAAATGTTTCTTGATGTCGTCATCCACAGGGATGAGTTCCGTAACGATGGCACCCGCCAATGGGTCTTCTGGGTTAATCTCCAAGCGCAATTGGTATTCACGACGAGGAACGAGAGCACCAGTACGTTCAAGTAATAGGGCGTATTGATGATCAATCATCAAAGGTTGATCCCATTGGGGATTCACATCACCGGATTCACCGATAGTGCGGCGTTTGAACTTCTCCGAGTTGATTTCACGTAGAGGTCGTGACACGTTCAGTTGAGCACTGTCACCACGTGCTGAGTTCCAAGTGATATCCATGCCAAGTACAAAAACGGATTTAGCCATTTGTTAAGTCTCCAATATGTGAGTCACCAACTTGCCGTAGGTATCGGGGAAGGTGAATTTCGTTCCATCACGGACAAGGGAACCGACCACGGTTTCAATGTCGCCCTCATGGAACTCGATAAGTGAATTAAGAATTTTCCCGTACTGACGACGCATCCAATGCGCAGAGGCCAACAGGTCTAACGCCGCGCGTTTGGTCGGGACAGGTTTGGTATTGAATTTCTTTGCAGTAGAAATTGACGCAGCGAAATCATTGAGCGCGGCATACGCGCCAGCCGGATTCAGCAACACATCAACATTCCATTTTTTAAGCTCGACTTCGGAGCGGTACCAGACAAGACCCGTGTTTGCGAGTTTCTGCTCAAGCGCCTTGTTGTAGATACGCCAGTAAATGCGCGAGGTACGCGAACCAATCGAGTATTGCTCTTTGGTGTAAATCGGTTTGCCATCTTTGCCGATACTGGCAATGGTCATGTCTTCATGAAGTACAGGACCACGGCCACGCTCAGCGGTGCGGAAACAGTCGTCACGCCACGCCTTGTAAGCGTATTCGCAATCAAAAATGCCGTCGTAATCGTCATAGGCCAAGTCAACACGCGCCAGAGTTTGCACACCAAGCACATTAGTCAGCCAGTCATGTAGCGACCACGTAGGACGACGGGCAAATACATGCTTGCATCCCGTTCCGTTGATTTGGAAATGCACCGTGTCATTGTTACCGCCGATACCAACGAAGCCGCAGAAGTCCTCACCATCTGGCGAAGTCAGTTTCATGGATTCGGTGTAGAACTGGAAACCCAAACCGCGAGGTGCTGACAGCGACAAACCAAGCACTTGGTTGGTGAAGATGCGCAAGCAGTCTTCCAAGTAATTGCGATAACAGATATCAAATGCTTTGTTGTACGCATCAATCTCGTCGGAAGTCTGAGCGACCGTCGGATTAAACACAGGTGGAGCAGGGAACTTAGGCGCACGACAGTGACGCTGTAACAGTCCAGATTTAGCAAAGCCTTTGTATTCCTCATGCTTGTGCAATCGACGAACCGCATCATGACAATGGCGTAAGTCTTTCACGGCAAACGTAAAACACAGGTAGTCGATATGAACGCTTTGCTCATCGAAACTTTTAAGGATGTTAGTTGCAGTAGTCATCGAACACCCCCATATTGATACGTTGTTCAACAGTCGTGTTGGTGATGGACACCAACTCATAAGAAGCGAACTGAGACGAAGCCCAAGACTCAAGATGAGACATGGATTTAAACAAATCCCATTCGTCGCAACCTTTGACCAACACAGACACCGTGTAGTCAGGCAGCAAGTCGTAATAGATGATTTGAGCTTCGTTCATGGATTAAGCCTCTGAACTAGGCTTAGTGACACTGTCACAGTTTTGATTGTTTTGGTTTTCAATCTGTGAGTTAACAGCGTGAATCAATCGACGAGTCATTTCACAATCAGCCAGTGCACGGTGCGCCGTTAAGTCAGACACATCAACATTCTGTTGAGCGCAAGCGTTGGAAAGTGATTGCCACTTGTAATCTTCATGGTGTTCATTCCAAACACCAAAGAACTCTGCATACCAAAGCATTGCGCACTGAGGAACACAGAACTTGAAAAACAAATCGTGAACGGATTGGACGTAAGCAGCGTTACAGTGCTTATCCAAAGATTGGATAATTAAGCGCGTGTCAAAATCTGAGTTGTAGATGATGATTGGACGACCGTTAAGAAGCGGAAGAAAATGGTTTGAGAAAACCAAGTGAAAGTCGGGCGCATCCTTAACGTCTTCATCGGTGATGCCATGAATAGCAGTTGCTTCAGCAGGAATCGAACAAGTTGGTTTAACAAGTTCGTTCACGATAACTTTGCCAGTGTGAGCACAGATAGCAGTGAACTCAACAATTTCTGCGTCAGCGCCTAAGCCAGTAGTTTCTGTATCGATAATGATCGCATTTTCAGTAGAAAGTTTTTTCAT